TCACAGAGCCTTCCGTTTGACCACCTTGTTGCGGTCGTAGACGCGGGCCGTGATGGCCGGATTGGCGTGCAGATCCGGCAGATTGCCGCGCTCCGCCTTGTGCGTAGTTGCGTAGTAGGCGCGCAGGTCATGGAAGGTGAACCGCTCCGCAATGACCTTCTCCGCCAGCGCCTGATTCATCAGCTTGCCCCACATCGCTTTGAAGCCTGACGCCGTGTAGTGGTTGCCGTGCCGATTCGGGAACAGATACAGGCAGTCGCGCTCCTGCTGCTGGTGCACGGCATCGATACGGGCCAGCAGGTCGGCCAATCGTGGGGTGATGGTCACCTCCTCGATGATCTGGTCGCGCTTGCCGCCGCGTTGTTTGGCGCGCTTGGTGCGAATTACGCCTGCCGCTGTGTCGACTTGGGGGCGAACGATGTCCAAGAACTCAGCCTTACGGCTGCCCGCCAGCGCGGCGTATTCGGCTGCCAGCGCGATGATCTTGCGCTGTGGCGTCTGCCCCATCAGCCAGCCGACAAACGCCGCTATCGTCTCCGTGGCGACGGCATGCGTGCGCGGCTGTTCAGGATTGCGGCGCACTTGGCGGCACGGATTGGCCTCGGCCTCGCCGCGCTCGATCGCCAGATTGATCAGGTTTGACAGCAGCGCGGCTTCGCGGTTGGCGCGCACCGGCGCATCCTTGCGCTCGACGCGGAGATAGCGTGCGATGTGTGGCGCCTTGATGTCCATTGCGCGCACGTCGCCGAAGATATTCAGAAGCGGCTTGCTGCAGGTCTTGTAGTCGTCGCGCGTGCCCTGCGCCAGCGCCTTCCACTCGGGCGTATCTTGGTACTGCTCCCATAGCCGCTGAATGGTGCCGATGTCGTCGCCCTGCCCCAGCATGTCCAACACTTGCTGGATCGCCTTGAGCCGGTCAGTTCCCAGGTTGATCGGCTTACTGCCCACGGGCCGGTAGCGATAGGTCACGAGCCCGTCTTTACGCGGGCGCGCTTCCATGCGGTCGAGCAGCCCCTTTGCCTGCTTGACGGTGCGGGGCCGGTTCACGCTGCAACGCTCCAGCGCGGCTCGGTGCGCGGCTTGTCACCGGTCGAGCGCCCGCGGTTCACCTGGTCCCAAGTAATCGACGGGTGGCCGTCCACCTTCACTGGCGGCTTGAACCCCAACTCGCGCGCGATCCATCGGCATTGCGCTGCACCCTGCACCAGGCCACCGGTCAGTTGTTTCAGGTCTTCGTTTGTCAGGATCGACATATTCCACTCCCTGCGCGTCGTCTCAATGACGCGCCGCGCTTCCTCACCCCAATTATTCCCATCGAGCGCGCCGGGTATAAACGCGCTCGTCTCCAATATCCTGCTCAGGGCTGATTGTTGGGTCATGCCATTTCCAGTACGAGCCCTGTCTGGCGCGTGCGCTCTGCCTGTAGGGCGATGTATTCGGGATTCAGTTCGCACCCAAGCCATCGGCGTCCTAGCATTTCAGCGGCAATGCCTGTAGATCCGCTTCCCATGAAGGGATCGATTACCAAGCCACCAGGAGGAACCGAATACGAGATCAAGGGCGCGAGAATGCCAAGCGGCTTTTGAGTCGGATGGACAGCGCGGCCATGCTCGTTCGCAACATCGATCACACTTCGCACCAAGCGCGGGCCGCCATCCTCTGAAACGTAGTGGCCGGCATCAATGTGGCCAGTGTGTGTTGGGCGCGTTTTTCGCCTTACCACCTTGGGCCGCGCATCCATCGTGTATTGCGGGTCTTTGAAAAGGTCTCCCCAGGCACCACGGTAAAACTGGACAGCGTGCTCGTGGACGCGGCGGAATCGGTCATTGTGAAAGCCCGTGCCGTTCTGCTTCTCCCATACGATGTCTTGCGCGTAGCGGAAGCCAGCGGACTCCATCTCGATGAAGACGGCAGATAGGAACCGCATGCTGCCGAACACCCACACGCTTGCAGTCGGCTTCAAAACACGAGCGACTTCAGCGATCCAGCCATCGCAACGCTTATCCCACTCGAGGCTTGTGTCGCCATACGGCGGGTCGGTAATGCAGCCGTCTGCAATGCCTGATTCCCATTCTCTGCGCATCACAACGCGGCAGTCGCCCTGATAGCAGTGGTCTATCTTCATCACCCCTCCCCACCAGTGTCCTTGGTTGTTGGCGCGCTAGTTGCGGGCGGTTGAGCGTGGATCTGTGCAATCGCAAGCGCGTCTTTCCATGCACGTCCCTTCGCGATCTCTCGTGGCAAGCTTTCGCTAATACCGTACCGCTTGGCGATCTTTTTGCAGGCTACTCCCCGCAAACGTAACGCTGCGACCTCGATGGCCGTTTCCAGCGTTAGTTTTGTGTGCCGTGTGTTTCTCGCTTGCTCGCATGGGGTGGCCCATCGGCAATTCCCAGGGGCGTAATCTCCAGCCATATCTGGCCAGCGATCCAAAGTCGTCCCCGCTGGTCGTTCACCCATGTCGGCTAGGAAGTTCGCGAAGTCCATCCATCGGTCACATACCTTCACGCCACGATCTTTGTACCGGTCCGCATTCGGGCGCCCTTCCAGATTGCATCTAGACTTCATGGCCATCCAAGACCGATAAGTTGGGGATTCTTTTCGCCCATCTTCCTGGCGACAGGTGTGCCCATGAGAGATAGGTCCCTTCCTCTTCATCTCACTCATCCCGCCCTCCCGCATCTGTCCCAAAGCGCCTACGTGCTTCGGCTACATTGTCTCGACCGATATATGCCACCACCGGATAGCCCATATCATCGGTAGCCACGGCAGAAAGCGCGTCAAGCAATTGCGAGTAGTGCGTTTCTCGTGGCGCGTTCGTCTTTGCCAATGCCTGTGCTGCCTCAAGGAATTTGCGTCGGTTTGCAATCGCGTTCATTTGTTATCTCCCGCATCTGCCAGTGCTGACGCTGCGCTGTTCATGCTGCTTTCTCCGCTGAGAATCCGCCATGCTGCTGCTGCCACTCGAGGTACTTGCGCATTTCCAAGGCATCTAATGCGGTCCACCCCATTGGGAACCCCATAAACCACTCTGCCCACACTGGGTTCAATGGGCCAATGTGGGTAGGTGGCTCGCCTCGTTTTGCCGTTGCGCGCCGACTGTTGCTCCCTCCGTTCAAGCCGCCCGTGGTTAGCGTCGGAAGAAGCGAGATTGCCGTGGCTAGGCCGTAGCCGGATTTCTTGCCCGGATAGGGTCTGTTGTAGTTGCCATTCACGGTCAGGGTGGGTAGCAACGATCCAGATACGCTCACGCAAATGGTGTGCGCCAGTGTCGGCCGCAGATATGACACCCCATTCCGCATCGAACCCCATCGCGGCCAGGTCTCCGAGAACAACTCCGAGTCCTCTAGAAGTGAGATCTGCGGAGTTCTCCACTCGGACGTAGACGGGTTCCACTTCGCGAACCACCCGCGCGAACTCGCTCCATAGTCCGGACTTGGCTCCTGTGATTCCCGCTCGATCGCCTGCGCTGCTGATGTCCTGACAGGGAAAGCCTCCAGAAACAATGTCAGCACGTCCCCAGTAGGGTCGAGCATCGAATGCCCGGATGTCACTGAAGATAGGGAAACGCGGGAGCGTTCCGTCAATTTGGCGCGCGATGAGGACTGCTTGCGCATACCCGTCAATTTCGACTGCGCCGATGCAACGGTCTCCGAGCAATTGCCCTGCGAGGATTCCACCTCCGGCTCCAGCGAAGAGATGAAGCTCATTCACCATTCCCTCCCTGCGCTGCCGGTGTGGGCGCGGCGGCGATGGCGACACGATTCTCGTTGAGCCATTCCTCCACATCGCCTTCGGCTCGAATGCATGCACTCTTGTAGGCGCGCAACGTGTCGTGGCCGAATAGACGGGCGTGCATTAGGTCGCGTTTCACGCGCTTCAGCATTGCGACTGCACCCTCCACCACGCCCGCCCGCTGGCCGGACTGTACTTTCACGCCATCGACAACAAAGCGGAAAAGTTGCTGGCAATCCTCTGCAAACTTTTTCGGCACCACTCGTGCATGCGATCCATCTGGGCAGCAGTCGCGATACTGCTCTCCGGGTTCTCCAATCAACCCGCATTGTGGGCAGAAGCGCACCATGGGTTCAGAGACCGCCCGCTGGCCGGACTGGGCGGCGCGGAACCGCTCATACTCATCGGCGTACAGCAGAACCACGGGAATGTTTTTGTGTTCAGCCGTATTCCCGCCATAGAAAACGCTCGTTGATGGTCCTTGAACGATTGTCGGTTCCCACGCATCCCCCACCGGCTCGGCTTGCTCCAGAGCGATGACGCGCTCGTCGAGATAGGTGAACGCCTGTGCCAACTCGGCATTGGTCGGCTCGGCCTGCTGCTGGGCGGCTTCTTGCTCAGTTCTTTGTTCATCGTCGTTGAATGGACCTGCCTCGCCACGCTCAATACAGCAGGCATCGCACTGGCAATCTCGCGTAGAGCAGTCGTAAACCTCTTTGCTCGGCTCGGCCACAGTCGCGGCGCTGTGGGTGAGAGCGGCATTCAAAACGCGGTATTCAGCCTTTGACTTCCAGTCTTTAACGGCCGCCTCAAGTTCTGCGATCCGCGTTTTGGCATCGCTCAACGCCTGCGCCGCTTCTGGTGCGGGGTGGACAAGTGGAAGGCATTGCGTTGCCCCTTCTGGCTTGCTGCCGTCGTCCGGCACGAACGAAAGTTCCCATGCGCCACCATCTCGGTGCATCCACGCCACCGGCCTCGCATCAGCCTGCGTGCGCAGGGCGGCCACAGCATCAAATGCTGCCTGCATGCACGCCTCTTGGTTCGCCAATCCACGATCTGTCTTGCAGTTCGTGCGGTCGTAGGCGGCGATGGCCGCGTCCATTTCTTGTTCACTCAGCATGTCTTCTTCTCCTGTTCGCGGGCGGCGTCCGGTGCTGCGGGTAGGGGCATCCAGTGGGTCGGGGTTGGCACGTCGTTGACTATTACAGCCTTTCCTTCTATGACGTATGGAGTTTTCAAGGTCCACACTTCATGCAAATGACTCCATCCACCGATCCATGGGCTTTCTGCATAGACGCCGAATTCCGGAACTAGAAACAGTACTTGTCGATCCTTCGGCGCCGTCTCAATCGGCTGCCATTGGGGGGCCAAGTGCTGGTAGCAGGCGAGCCATGAAGACCAGTCCTCATGAATACGAGCGCTGTGATAGATGCCGTCTGGATGGCGACGAAGATCGTCTTTATCCCATCCGTTCTCGCTCACTTCCCACCGCTCAAACACCTCACGCAGCGCTGCTGTCTGCTTCTCGTCCATGTCATTGCTCCCGTGCGCGCAGCAGAGCTGCTTCTGCCGCTTCGTTCCTACGGTAGCTGAACCCGTACGCAGTCCAGTGCTCGCCCTCAACCACATGGGTGTATGGCTTGACCATGTGGATTTGCCATTCGGGATGATTGAATCGGCAATTCTTGATGCCCATTACATACGGTTCAGCGTCCAGCGCTTCAACCTTGACGCTGCCATCAGCAAAGGATTGCATTTGATTGCTCACAACTGCGGTCAGGCATGGATCAAGCGTCCACATTTCATCGTCAGTTCCCACGTACATTCCGTGCGAAAGCATCACGATGTCTCCCGTGTGCAGGTCTTTTCCGTCAACGCTTTTCGCTTTTGCGGGGATGCCGAGTTCACACAGGCAGCAGTCCCCGCTATGCACCAGCAACAAACCGTTGTTCTTGTCCATATCTTCCCCTCAAAGCCAAGCAGCGGCGGCATCCCTGCGCGCCGTCCACTTCTTCATCCAACAAGCGTGATTGCGAAGAATGTCTTCGCACATCGCCTGTTCCGCGTCCGTCTCCGCTCGCTTGGCCATCCATTCCTTGAGCGTCATGCTTGGAGCACTGCCCAAGCCCCACGCTTCCACCGTCACGTTCGGCAGCTCGCGGAAGTCGCACACGCGTGCCCTGCGCTCACCACGTAGCGCCTGAATGCGTTTGCGCATGCCGCCTTCTGACAGCCCAGTGATGGCCATGAGTTCGGAGATCGTCAGGCCGCCGGGCGATGCCGCCAGCAGCGCGGCCATGACCTTCTGTTCGGAATCCTCGCGCAAGCGTCGGTTGCGCTCGATAAGGTTGTGGCCGCGCGTGCTCATGCCGCTTGCTCTCCGAACAGTTCCTGCACGTTTTGAGGCGGCGGCGGTTCGATGCTGATCTCGGTTTCGCGCTGAATCAGCGAGCACAACGGGCCCACCACCTTCTCGTCGAGGTGCGCGATAGCGCGGAACGTGACCAACACCGTGCCGCCTTCTTGAGGCGTTATGCGGAAGCCGTTGATGTTGATGCCGTCGACCACGATGTCGCTGCTACCTCCAATGCCGTAGGGAATCGTCAGCGTGTAGCCCACGCCCTCCCAATCCCATTTGAAGCTGCCCATCTTCGGGAAGCGCAATGCGCTCTCGCGGTCTTCGTCGATGAGCTCGCCTTGGGCATCCGACTTCTTGTAGAGACAACTGCGCAGCTCGGGTGCGAAGAACGCCAGGCACTCATTGCCCATCGGCACGGTGAATTTCAGGTCGAACGCGGGCTTGCGCTCTTCGCCGTGGATCTCAGCGCGCGCGTTCACGCTGTCGAGCTTGGCTTTCTGATTGGACAACTCAAACATGGATGGCCTCTCTGGCTGGGGAATAAAAAGGGGCGGCGCCGACAGGGAATTCGCCGCCCAAGGGGGGATTAGGATTGCTCGTCGGATTCGGTAGTAGCGCTTTGCGTTGCCGCGCCGCGCAATTCCTTCATGCGCGCGTTGTATGCGGCCTGCGCTTCCTTGATGTCGTTCTCTTCGATGAGCTGCATTGCCTTGACTTTGGCTGCGTTCATGCCGTTGCGGTCAGTGGCTGCAGCGATGGTGGCGAGCACGTCAGCAAGCGTCACCATCTCCAGCGGCAGGATGTTGTGCTGCGCCTTCTTGCCTTTGGTGGCCGTCAGCGACACGCTGATCTCGCGGTCGATGTGGCTTAGGTGGCTGATGCGGATGCCACCTACGGTCATTCCACCGAAGCGCACTTGCTGGTCGTTGTAGAGCGTCATCGACTTGCCGACCCAGCGGCGCCCATCCTCTCCCCACGCGAAGATCAGCAGCTTGCGCATCGTCTTGCACGGCTTGTATGGGCGCCCCTGATCGTTCTCGTAGTGCAGGATCACGGGCTGGTCTTCGCTGCCCATGCGCACGTCGGTCACGGTGATGGTCATGTCGCCGGCCAGCAATTGCTCTGCGTTGAGCTGGTCCGACTTCGGCACGATGGTGCCGCGCAGGTCGGTCACGTCAGACATAGTTGAACTCCACTTCTTGAGGTGTAAAGGCATACTGCGGCATGTCGATTTCGGTGGTCTTATCCGCATAGCCTGGCCATACGTTGTTGCGCATGCAGCGCTCGTAGATGTCCAGCAGCCGGCGGTATTCGAAATAACCTTCCTCGCGGCTATCCTTGCCGAGCGTGTAAGCCGCCGCGGCAAATGGCCACTCGGTTTCCACGACGACGAAGACGAACTCTTCGACCTTCTTACCCGAGGCGATCGCGTAACCGTCGCTGTAGAACGAGTCCTGCACGTGGTACGCCTTGCGCGCTACTTGGTGCTTGAACTCTTCGGCCGACGCATTGCTGTAGGTCTTCACGTCGATTAGCTTCACGGTTCTACTGCCGGTCGGATGCACAAAGTCAGGACGGCAACGGCAGCGCACGCCAGTTTCAGGATCAACCCAGCGCGCCGAGACTTCGGCATAGCCAGTCTTCAACGCCTCGCGAATCTCTGGAAGCAGGCGAATCGAATCGCCTTGGCGCCATGCGGTTTCGTACTGATGCGGCTTGATGGCAATGCGGTCTGCATGCTCTTCGGCAAACTCTTTCCACACTTTCGTGCTACGCAGGACATCCGGGCCCACGACATAGCGTTTGTCGAACTCATCCGGTTCAAGCGTTGCGCAGTGTGCAAGGTTGCCCTCAAGCTGGCCGGCCCTTTCCGGCTCTGGTGGCCGCAGCGGATCAAGAGAGCGCGCGTAGTAGATGAACGGCGCCTGCGCGATCTGATCCAGACCGCTCTTGCTGATCGCCGTCTTGTCAGCGTGGTAGTTCTCGATCGACTCGCCGTAGCGCAGACCGATCCAGTCTTGGACACGAAATTGAGTCATGGCAGGATCACCGAACGAAATTCGTAGACGAGAAACCACGTGGTGCCGACTCCGACGCCAACGAGGAACATGCAGAACACATCCAGCGCACGCTCTTTCATGACAGCGCCCCTTGCAGCATGCTCAGTGCAGCGGCGGCCACCACCACGCCAGCGAAGATCGCGTACAGCACGCGCCGGTTGCGACGCTGGTATTCGTAGCGTTCGAACGGGGTCATTGCTGCGCTCCTTGGGCTTTGGCGAGGACGGCGCGGGCGTTTTTAAGCCAGTCGATTCGCACAACGCCAGACGTTGCTTTCTCAGCGGCAGAAACGGCGTCGCGCAACGCCTCCACCAACTCCCCCACCAAGTTGTCGTTGTCTGCCACGCGCTGCGCGGCTTCGGTGTCGGATACACGCATTGCTGGCTCCTTGGAGGTCAGATGGGGAAAAGGTCGTCGTCAACTGACGACTGTTCGCCTTCGCGTTCGATTTGCAGGCTGATCAGATCGCGCACAACGCTGGCGCGGAAATCAATCGCCGTCTCCTTGTCACCGAAGAAGTCTTCGTGCTTCTTCATCGCAGTGATTACGTCGTCGATGGAAAATCGGTTCGGAGCTTGCCCTGCTTTGGCTGCTTCGCCAGCCCCATCTTTCCCGGGATGGTTTGGCCTATGCCAATCGTCCCGTGGGCCGCGCTCTTTCGTGCTCGTGTCGCTCATCTCATCCCCTGCTGGTTGTTCAGTGGCGGCGGTTAGGCAGTTTTGGTAAAAGCCGCGAGTTCGTCGTCGCTCATGTCCGTGCAGTCGATCCAGTCTTCGTAGTGAGCCGCCTTTTCGTCTGGATGAATCCAGCGGTACTTGTTTCGATCTGGACTTGCGTAGAACCTGAATCCCTGCTCTTGCAGCGTCATCACCATCCCCTCATCAGTAGCGCCGCTTCTGCGCGCGCTCGTCTTCGTCGTCTTGCGTTTCCACTTCCGTAGGCGCGATCAGCAGCGCCATCACCACGCCCAGTGCTGCACCAATCAGCGACAGCACAAACAGCGCTGCGCCGATCTTGATCAGTAGCGCGCTCATTGCTCACCCCGATCAGTGCGGTAGATGCTGTAGCCCCACCAGCCCAGCGCCGCGAGTGACGCGACGCCCCACAGCAGCAGGCATGCGATGGCGGCACTCATGCTGCGAGCCCCATGGCACGTTCGCGCTGCACTTCGGCGCGGTAGTCATCTGCTGCCGGATACGGCGAGCGCATGCCGTCAGCGATGTCTTGTGCTTCCTGCTGCAGCTCGTCCCACGAATCGCCGTCGATCAGGCTTTCCAGCGTCACGGACGTATCCGCCAGCGTCACGGCCCACAGATCCACTTCACCGCGGTCATTTACGCCGTGCAGGTCGACCAGCAGGTCGCCGTAATGCACGGTCCCCAGCTTTTCCATGCGCTTGTCAGCGACGAGTTGCGGCTGTTGGGCCAGGGCTTGATCTGCGGTTTGGGTGGTGGGCATTTCTGACTCCGCCGAGTGCGTTGTGTTGAGTGCATTAAACACTCTGCTGAAACAGATGTCAAGCACGCTATACATCATGGGCACAAAAAAGCCCGCATGGAGCGGGCCGCTTGGTTCTTAGATCCTCTCGCTCTGCTTGTGCACGACCCTTCCGATGATGAAGGAATCCCCGTTCAACGGCCGGTCGCGATAGATCCGTTTGTCCGGGTTGTCTGATGCCGCCACCCATGCGCCGTCGACTTTGAACAGGCGCTTTATGACCGCCTCTCCCTCATAGTTCACCGCGAAGGTTTCGCCTTCCTTCGGATCTGTATCCGCAGTGTTGACGACAACCCAATCGCCGTCATATAGGCCGGTTTCCATGCTTGCGCCCTTCACCTTGATGGCGAGCAGCTTTTCCGGCTTGAATCCGCGCCGTTCGTACCACGAGCGGTGAAACACGATGGGCGCGTGCTCGTCCTCAAGCGGTTCCACACCAAAACCCGTGATGCCGCCCGAAATCTTGATCCGCACTCGCTTGATGGCCGGGTAGTCTGGATTCTCGTCAAGCGAAACCTCGGTTACCGGCGAAGCCTTCATCTTGCCGCGACCGGTCGACAACCAGTTTGCCGACACATCAAGCACCTGCGCCGCTTTGACGAGGTTTTCGCCGGCCAAGTCTGTGGTGCCACCTTTCATCCAGAGCGACACCGCGCCGCGCGTAATACCCACGCGCCGGGCCAATTCCGACTGATTTATCCCTGCGTCTTCCAGGGCTGCCCGAAGGCGATCTGCTAGCGATTTCATGTATAGCAGACTAACCGCTTGATTGTTTAGGTTGCTTGACATACCATTTGTCTAGTTCGCTATACACGTGGATCAGACATGTTCATGACCAAAAAGCAGGCCATCGATCTTTTCGGCAGCGGTGCGGAACTCGGTCGCGCAGTCGGCCTGAGCCGCGGGCGCATCTCTCAATGGCCGGATGAACTCGACCAAAAGCAGACCGATACCGTCGTTGGCGCTGCAATCCGCCTCGGTAAAGCGCTGCCCGCCGGCTTCGTTCCTGAGCCTCATACCGAGCAGGCCGCCGCTTAATCGGTAGCCACTCTCGCGATGCCTTGAGCATCGCTTTTTTGTAGCTCTGGGGGTTAGTCAAGTGGCGTCAAAAGCATTGAGCCGGGTTGTCGAACAGGGCGAGTTGTCCCTGACGCGATGCGCAGAACCGAACAGCGTGCCGGTGGAGATGGTGCATCGGCAGAAGACCGCCGGCGCGGCATTCACGCTCGCCTGCACGTCATCCGGCCTTGAGGACAAAGAGATCTACCTGGCGTTGGGACTCGACGCCGGCTACTTCTCGCGCATGAAGAAAGGCGACGCAACGCTGCAGGCCGATCAGCTTGCCGCGTTCTGCCAGATCGTCGGGAATCGCGTGTACGCCGAGTGGATGGCGTATCAGCTCGGGTGCACGCTCGTTCAGATCAAATCGGACGCCGAGCGCGAGCGCGACGCCGAACGTGAGCGTCGTGAGGCAGCCGAGAAGAAGGTTGAGCTGCTGATGGAGCTGCTCAAAGGAAAGGCGCTGTAATGGCCGATTGGATCAAGATGCGCAGTGGACTGCTGACCAATCCGAAGGTCATTCGGATGGCCAAGCTGCTTTCTTCCGACCCTAATTTTCTCGACTGGCTCACGCGCGGTGTTGGTGTTTCGCGTGACGTTATGCGTAACGAAATGCGTGACGTTACTGTCGTAACGCGCGTAACGGTAGGTTCGTTACTGTCCGTTTGGGCAAGCGTGAATGACGCTGCAAATCAAGACGGATTCTTGAAGGGAATCACCCTTTCCGACATCGATGACATTGCCGGTGTGCCAGGTTTTGGTATCGCAATGGGATCTGTTGGATGGGCCGAGGAAGACGACGACGGGACGTTTTTCCCAAACTTCGATGAGCACAATTCCGTTGCAAAACAACGAGTTGGAGAAGGCAAGACGGCAAAGACCAACGCTGAACGCCAGCGCGAATATCGCGAACGTCAGCGCGAAAACCGTAACGTAACGAGTAACGCAACGGGTGACGTAACTGTTACGCGTAACGGTAACGACAGAGAAGAGAAGAATAGAGAAGAAAAGAAAGAGAGGAAAAGCGTAACGCCAAGCGTCACGCTTCCTGCTTTTGTCCCTGCTGACGCATGGGATGGCTTCGTCGAGATGCGGAAGAAAATCAAGAAGCCAATGACCGAGCGAGCGGTGCAGCTCATGTTCGCCAAGCTCGGCCGATTCGCCGATGCCGGTCACGACATCCGTGATTGCCTGGAACGCTCGACCCTGAACAACTGGCAGGACGTTTTCGAGCCGAAGCCGGGCCAAGGCAGCCACATCAACGGCGCGCCTCAATCCAACCGCTTTGCGGGGGCCAAGTGATGCTGCCCTACGGAGCCCGTCCCATCGTTGAAGCCCGGCTGCAGGGCAAGCGCCCAGCCGACATGCTGATCGTGTCGCTGGTCGGCCAGCTCGACGAGGTGAACCCGGTTGTTGTTGCCGATCCGGCGAAGACCTACGACTGGCGTTTCGTCATCGGCCTTGAGGTCTGCGTCTTCGCCCGGCCTGGAGTGCGCTTCCACCCCGTCATTTGCGAGCTGTATCGCCATGCCGCGAGCTGGATCGGCCTGTGGGATGTCGACGCCCAGCAGGGCACCGACTGCATCGTGCATCTACGCCCTGAGGCGATGAACAAGACCCGATTCGTCGGGGCCGATTTCGACGCGATCTACTGGCCCTGGCTCGAGATGGAAAACAAGGAATTTCGGAGGGCTGCATGAAGCTGATCGAAGAATCCGTCGACCTGTCGGCGTATCTGCAGGAGCCAGAGGATGCGCACAAGCTGCGCAAGGCGTCGGACTGGGCAGAGGACGTCATCAACGATTTTTGGCGACCGCGCGAGGCGCCAAAGGCTGGCTTGGGCTTTGCCAAGACCAAGCACGATTTCGAGATTCGCCGCGGTGAAGTGACGCTGTGGGCTGGCATCAACGGGCACGGCAAGTCGCAGTTCGTTGGGCAGGTGATGCTCAACCAGCTCCGCGACGGGCAGAAGGTGTGCATGGCATCGCTGGAAATGCCGCCACTGCGCACCATGTCGCGCATGTCGCGCCAAGCCTTTGGCAACGAGCGCCCTACACCGGAATTCGTTCGCAAGTTCCACCGCTGGACGGACGGCAAGCTGTGGCTCTACGACCATGTTGGAGCCTGTAAGCCGGACACGATGATCGCCATCATCCGCTACGCGGCGGACACTTTCGGGATCGATCAATTCGTCGTCGACAACCTCACCAAGGTGGTGGACGGCGAGGACAACTACAACGCGCAGAAGGACTTTGTGAACCGTCTGTGCATGGTTGCCCACGATACCGGCGTGCACGTGCATCTCGTCGCCCACGTGCGCAAGGGCAAGAGCGAGAACGACCAGCCCGGCAAGTTTGACGTCAAGGGCGCTGGCTCGATCACCGATCTCGTCGACAACGTGTTCATCGTCTGGCGCAACAAGGCCAAGGAAGAGGCATTCCGCGCCGGCGACTCGCGCTACGACTCGAACGAGCCCGACACGATCCTGCAGCTCGAAAAGCAGCGCAATGGCGAGACCGAGGGCGATTACCGGTTTTGGTTTCACCTTGCAGCGCTGCAGTACCTCGAAACCACGTCCGAGGGCGCGACGAAGCTGGAGATGAACATGGCCGAATCGATGGGGGTCGACCATGCTTGACATGCAGCGCTCCAGCGATTTCTACGAAACGACCGAGCGTCGGCGCGTCAAGCCAGCGATACCGGATTCCGTGATGGATTGCCTGTTTGGGTCCGCAGAAGTAGGTACGCACCCATCCACCACGCGCCCGCGCGCGATCCCGGTCGCCAACTGCAACATCCTCGCGCTCGACCTAGGCACGCAATGCGGCTGGGCGGTGGCCACGCGAGATGGCAAGTTTTCGAGCGGCAGCGATCGGTTTGATCCAAAGCGCTGCGGCGGCCCCGGCAAGCGCTGGTTGGCGTTCCGTGAGTTCTTGACGGCCCGCGCTCGCGAGACTGGCGGCATCCAGGCCGTGTACTACGAGGACGTGAAAGCCCATGGCCCAGGTGTGCAGGCTGCGCACGTCTATGGCGGCTTCCTGGCTGTGCTCGAACTCTGGTGCGCAGCGAACAACATCCCGCTCTATGGCGTCGGCGTCGGCACGATCAAGAAGCACGCCACCGGCCGCGGCAACGCCAAGAAGCCCGACATGATCGCCGCCGCTCAAGCGCTGGGCGTGCGCGTGGTCGATGACAACCAGGCTGATGCGGTGTCGCTGCTGGCCTATGCGCTGGAGCAGGAGCAGTGACATGCGGTGCTGCCTCTGCGGCTCATCCGAGCACACGTCGGCGCATTGCCCTTGGGCACGCCGATTCGTACTTTTGCACCACTTTCCGGCCCTAAAGGGTCAAAAACAGGAGAAAAACGCATGCTGAAACGCGTTCTCGAAGCACTGTCGCCCACAAAGCGGCATCCCTACGAGGTCAAACCTTTCCGGGCCGCATCGCACAGCCATTCGTCGGTTAAGCGGTCGATGCGTGGCGGGTATCTGCCGCACACGGGCGCCAAGCAGCGCGAGAAGGCCAAGCGCCTGCGCATGGAGCCGAATTTTCCGAACGGTCTGCCGCGCTCGGGGCCGATCGTCGTCAAGGTTTGACCACGCCAGCAGGCGTTAACCACCAGCGGAGAAGCACATGGAATCGAAAACATACCTAAAGGCACGCCTACAAGAGCAACAAGCCGGCAGCGTTCTGGGCTGTCAGCAATCGCAAGGCTTGCCACCCGTCGGCAACCAAATCGCCCAGCCGCGCAAATTCCTTGGCGATCAGATCAGCCAAGCCAGCTCCGCGCTATCCGATCTGTTCGAGGCCTGCGCTCTTCTCGAGCAACGCTTGAGCTGCGTCATCGAAGTGCCGGGCACGGCGATCGGTTGCGCGGCCCAACAGCCGCAGACTTCCGAGCCGCCGCACGTCGAAGCGCTGGATAGCATCATCGAGCGCTTGCACGTAGCTCGCCAACTCATCACCAGCATGACTGAGCGCGTGCGCGTTTGATATGGCCGCCAGCCTGACACGCCTCGCCGGAATCCTCCCCACGCAGCCGCTGTTCCGAGCGTGGCTGGAGGATCTCGCGCATCAGCCGATCACGGTCGACGATGCGGCCGAGTTCATCCGCCTGGCGTGTCAGGTTGAAAGCCGCCGGCAGATCGACAGCAATCCAGATGCTGCACGGCTTTTTCACTCCATCGTCCGCCGCCCGTTCATCGAGTGGCGCGACAACCAGAAGCGCACGACGAATTGAGGGCAGCGATGCAAGCGCCATCGCTCACTGTGCGCATCGACTGGTTCCGCGTGCTGACCGATTTATGTAGCGATGGTGGCTCCCTGTATAAATTGGCCGCAGTGACATCCATCCCGCGCACATCCCTGCAGTCCTATAAGAACGGCGTCGAGCCGACGCATGCCGTGGGCATGTGCCTGTTGGCGCATTGGTCGGCCAAGACCGGGCTGTCAGGCGCAGAGGCGCCGATTACTGCGCGGTATCATCCGATCACTGTGCGATAGGAGAGAACGTGGACAACCGAGAACTGTTGGAACTGGCGGCCAAGGCGGCGGCAATCGATCCTGGATATGGTGCTGTACGTCAGGGAGATTTTGGGCTGGAGTTCTATGGTGGCGGCAATCGTATGACGTGGAACCCGCTCACTGACGATGGCGACGCGCTGCGGCTGGCGGTGAAGCTGCAGATGAGCGTGACAGTCGGGCTGCTTTCTGCCATCGCAGAAACGCGCCTTGGCATGGTCAAGTGCGATGAAGGTGAAATTGATGGAGCCACCAGGCGTGCTATCGTTTTGGCAGCCGCTGAGATCGGCAAACGAATGTAGATCCATTGAACAATAAAAAGAATTGGCACTTTACTTGAGGGAATGCGCAGGCTGATGCGCAAGAGCATACGACGCCAACGCTCGGCAAGTAGGCGTCCAAGCTGATCCATTTCTACGCCTGATGAGGCCATAAGGCCGAAACCCGCAAGGGTTGCGTAGTCTCCCAAGGATCAGTGTGGTGGGAGAGTGAGCCGAGCATCGATGCCGGAGATCAGCGCCGGTCCCTCAAAACCCGCTTCGGCGGGTTTTTTGTTGCCCATCGCGCACCATTCCCCGCCGAATTAGACAAAATCTCGTCTAAGCCAAGGACGAATAATCACTTCCAGTTATAAAGCACTGGGGTGATCATGCCGCGAGGCAGCGAAACGTCGTATCGAGCCGAGTACGCCGAGCAGGCCAAGAAGCTGTGCCTGCTGGGCGCGACCGACGACGTGATTGCGGCCTTCTTCGGCGTCACCGACCGCACGCTACGCAATTGGAAGCACAAGCACGAGGCGTTCGCCGAGTCGTGCAAGGCCGGCAAGCTCAAGGCCGATTCCGAAGTCGTCAGCGCGCTCTACGAGAAGGCCAAGGGCGGCGACGTTACCGCCTGCATCTACTGGCTCAAGAACCGGCAGCCGGAGCAGTGGCGCGACCGCGTTGCGCTTGAGCACACAGGCGCCAAGGGCGGCCCGATTCAGCACGAACAGAAGCTGGATGTCACCGCGCTCACCGAAGAGCAGCTGCGCGCGCTGGCATCTGTGCGCGTCGTCGAGAGCAAGTAATGGGCGCGCCCGACTTCACCATCCAAGACGTGCTGGCCGCCCGCCGAGAACTCGCGCGCCGCAGCCTGATCGACTTCGCTTGCATGGTGGACATCCCGACCGTGCCGCTCACGGACGCGATCGACGAAGACCAGTTCACGATGATGCGCATCGGCAAGATGGCCGCGCATCATGCGCTGCTGCTTCGCCAGCTTCAGGGCGTCGAGGCCGGCACGGTGCCCAATCTCATGGTGCTGATGCCGCCGGGCAGCGCCAAATCGACCTACAGCGATGTTGTGTTCGTGCCGTGGTTCATGGCGCGCGCACCGCGGCGCAACGTCATCCTCGCCAGCTACGCCAGCGAGATCGCTGAGAAGCAAGGGCGCCGCGCGCGCCAGCTCATCAAGTCACCGTCATTTCACCGCCTGACCGGCCTGACGCTGACCGGCGACAGCGCCGCCGCGCACAACTGGACGCTTTCCAACGGCAGCGAGTACATGGCCGGCGGCCTGCTGTCTGGCCTGACAGGTAACCGTTCATCGCTGGGCATCATCGATGACCCGATCAAGGGCCGCGAACAGGCCGAATCCGAGACCATCCGCAAAAAGACCTGGGACGCGTACATCGATGACTTCTGCTCGCGTCTCATCCCGGGCGCGCCGCAGATACTGATTCAGACGCGGTGGCACCAGGACGACTTGGCCGGCCGCATCCTGCCAGAAGACTGGGACGGCGAATCCGGCGTGTTTAACGGGCGCGATGGCCGCGTGTGGCACGTGATCTGCCTGCCGGCCATCGCTGACCGCCTGGACGATCCGCTGGGCCGCAAGATCGGCGAATCGCTGTGGCCCGAGTGGTTCAGCCTCGACCACTGGAAGCCCTTCCAAAAGAACCGCCGCACGTGGTTCTCGCTGTACCAGCAAAAGCCGACGCCCGATGAGGGCACCTACTTTCAGCGCGTGTGGTTCCGCCGCTATCGCAAGGGCGATGAGCCGCGTCACCTCAACAAGTACATGACCAGCGACCACGCGCCAGCCGGCGGCGATGGCAACGACTTCGCATGCGTGCGCGTCTGGGGCGTGGCGGCCAACAACGACGTCTATCTGCTCGACGGCTTCCGTGAGCACATGACGATGGACAAGCTGGCCGAGCGCGTGATTGGGAAGCGCGAGCGGGGTCAGGTGGGCTTGATTGCACGGCACCGCCCGCTCGCGTGGTTCCCAGAAGACGACAACAACTGGAAGGCATCCGCCGGCTTCATTACGCAGCAGATGCGTGCCGAGAAGCAGTTCGTCCGCGTCGAACCTATTACCCCCCACGGCAGCAACAAGCAGGTCAAGGCCCAAGCGTTCCAGGGCATGGCCGCGTCCGGCTGCGTCTGGATTCCGGAAGGCCCGGAAGGCGACGACGTGATCGAGCAATACGTGCAGTTCCCGACTGGCCGTCATGACGATGAAGTCGACGCCGGCAGCCTGATCGGGCGCGCGCTGGCCGATGCTCATCCCGCCATCGTTCCCGTCGTTGAAGCACCCCCGCGCGAGGTCGATTCGTGGGATCGCGCATTTGGCAATACCGATCGTGAAGCGGAGGGATCGTGGAAAGTGGCATGAATACCCCTCCGCGCGCCGACAACCAGCCGGACGCACCGCTGGGCGACGACATCGGCTATCAGGCGCCGAACGTGACGCAGCTCGTGCGCTGGTTCGAGGAATCGGAACAGATGACGTGGGACGCGCGCCACCTGGCCGAACGCGACCGCGATTACTACGACGCTAAGCAATGGACGCCGGCCGAGCTGGCGATTCTGGCCAAGCGCGGACAGCCGGCGCTCACGATCAACTACATCAAGCGCAAGGTCGAGTACCTGCGCGGCTTCGAACGTCGCCTGCGCAGCGATCCGAAGGCGTTCCCGCGCACGCCACAGCATGAGCAGATGAGCGAGGCCGCCACCGATGCGCTGCGCTTCGTGGCTGACCAGAACCGCTTCGACGTGACGCGCTCGGACGTCTTCGAGGAAATGATGATCGAGGGCACCGGCGGCGCCGATGTCACGGTCGAGCCTGATGCGCACGGCGAATACCGCGTCAAGATCACACGCGTTCCATGGGATCGCCTTTTCTACGACGCCTACAGCCGCGCCAAGGATTTCAGCGACGCCCGATACAAGGGCATCGTGATCTGGGAAGACCGCGATCAAGCGCTGGAGGCATATCCGGACCGTCGTGACGCGATCGAATACACGCTCAACAGCGTTTCGATGTCGGACACCTACGACGATCGGCCGAAGTTCACGCGCTGGGCAGATAACCGCCGTACGCGCGTGCGCATCGTGCAAATGCACTGGCTGCAGGACGGTCAATGGTGGATGGCAACGTTCACCAAGGGCGGCTATCTGGATGATCCGATGCCGTCGCCGTACACCGACGCCTACGGGACGCCTTCCTGCTCGCTGATCATGCGTTCGGCCTACGTCGACCGTGAGAACCAGCGCTATGGGCACGTGCGCGATCAAATCAGCCTGCAGGACGAGATCAACAAGCGCCGCAGCAAGGCGCTGCATCTACTCAGCACGCGCCAGACGTTCGGCAATCGCCAGGCCGTGCCCGATGTTGACAAGGCCAAGCGCGAGCTGGCCAAGCCTGACGGCCACCTTGAGGTTGAGGCCGGCGGTGTGCTGAACCAGGATTTCGGCGTGCTGCCTACGGGCGACATGGCACAGGCGCAATTCGAACTGCTGCAACACGCCACGGGCGAGATGCAGGCCAGTGGCCCGAACGCCGCAATGGCTGGCAAAGATCCGCGCATTCAATCTGGCCGCGCCATTCAAGCGCAGCAGGCCGGCGGCGCGATCGAGGTCGAGCCGATCGTTGATGACCTGCGCCAGTGGACGCAGCAAATCATGGAGGCCGCGTGGTGCCGCATTCGTCAGTTCTGGACGGGGCCGACATGGATTCGCGTCACTGACGACGAAAAGAACCTGCGCTGGGTCGGACTCAATCAGCCGATCACCCTCGCCGACGAGCTTTCGATGATGGACCCCGCGCAGGCCCAACAGATCGCTCAAAGCCTGCAACTGCAGCCGAATGACCCGCGCCTAGATACGGTGGTGCGCCGCGACAACGACATCACCGGGCTCGATGTGGACATCACGATCGAGGAAGGCCCGGACGTGGCAAACATCCAGGCCGAGCAGTTCCAGATGCTGACGCAGCTCGCCAGCTCGGGCATTCCGTTCCCGCCCGAGGTGCTTATCGAGGCATCAAGCCTGCGCAACAAGGACCGGCTCCTGTCGCTCATGGAGCAGGCCAAGCAATCGCAGGCACAGGCACAGCAAGGCGCGCAGCAGATGCAGCAGGCCCAAGCGCAGGCGAACGTCGCCAAGACGAATGCGCAGGCAGAGGAATCGAGCGCGCGCGCCGCGCATGCGAAAGCGCAGGCCGTGCGCGAGATCAACTTGGCCGCCAACGACATGCCAGCGCAGCAGACCACGCCGGCCCCGGCACCTGAACAACCCTCTTTCCTCGACCAGCTCAAGCAGATGGCGGACATCGCGAAGACGCGCGCCCAGGTTGGTGAGCTGCAGTCGAAAACGATGAAGAACATCACCGAAGCGCAGCGGCCCACCGCTGTGATCGACATAGCAAGTTGATGCAGTAGCCGCCGCCGGGCTGTCGGGCGTGACTTACCTGCCGCCGGGGTAAATCGGGCGTGATGGAGCGCAGCAAATGGCAACTTTGGACGAGGTTTTGAGCGGTGCAGCGGCACCGGAGACGGACGAGAGCGCAGCGCCGCAACAGCAAAGCGATCCGACGCCACCGGCCAATGAACCGCCCACGGGCGAGCCCGAGACGACGCAAGCGCCTGCCGCAGCCGAACCGGCCGCAGCAGAACCGAGCGCCGACCCGGACGGTGCGACGCCGGCACAAGAACCCAACAAGATGGTGCCGCTGAAAGCGCTCGAAGAAGAACGCAAGGGACGGCAAGACTGGAAGGAAAAGGCGATCCGCGCCGAAGCCGCGCTGGAGGCTTTGCAGAAGCAGCAGTCGCAACCGCAAGCCAACACGCAGCAATCGGAGCCGACGCAACTGACGCCGGAGCTGGCGCTTGTCAATGAACGCATGAACATGTCCGAAATCATGGTGCGTAGTCAGCACCAGGATGTCGACGACATGCTCGCCGTGTTCAGCAAAGCGGCAGAGCAAAACCCGGCGCTGCGTGCGCAACTGCTGCAGGAACGACATCCGTGGCAATGGATGTACGACCAAGCGAAGCGCATGAAGGCCATGGAAGAGATCGGATCGGACCCCGAAGCCTACAAGCAACGGCTCCGCGACGAACTCATGGCGCAGTTGCAGGCTGAGCAAGCCGCTTCTTCCCAGACTCAAGCGCCGGCCGCGGTACCTGCCGCTGCTCCCGCTGCTGCCCCCGCACTCCCGAAATCGCTGGCGACAAGCCGCTCAGCCGCGCCGCGCACTGCGCCTGCATGGTCTGGGCCGTCGCCTCTCGAAAATCTCTTCGTCAAGAGGTAAGAAATGGAAACCCAAGCCCGTACTGGTTTGACTCCCCAGCAGTGGGACGATCAGTTCTTCATGGAATACGTGCGCGAAAACCGCTTCAAGCGGTACATGGGCACGGACGAAAACTCGATCATCCAACTCAAGGACGATCTGTCGCGCAAGCCTGGCGACCGTGTGACGTTTGCCGACGTGCGCAAGCTCAAGTCGAATGGCGTGACCGGCAACACGGTTCTGGAAGGCAACGAGGAAGAACTCGACAGCCGCTCCATGGCCGTGACCGTCGCGCCGCTGCGTAACGCCGTCGTCGTCACCGACTGGGACGAGCAGAAGTCGGCGATCGACCTGCGCAACGCTGGCCGCATGGCTCTCAAGCTGTGGGCGATGGAACGCATGCGCAACGACGTGATCACGGCGCTGGGCTCGATCAATGGCGTGGCCTATGCGAGTGCAACCGGCACTCAGAAAGACGCATGGCTGACCGATAACAGCGATCGTGTGCTGTTCGGCTCGAAAGTGTCGAACAACGTCGGCAACTCGCATAGCGCATCACTGGCGACACTGACGAACGCTACCGACAAGATGACCACCAGCATTGTCAGCTTGGCCAAGCGTCGTGCACAGCTCGCGTCCCCGGCTATTCGCCCGATTCGCCTGAACGACGACGAAGAGTGGTACGTGATGTTCCTGAACTCGATGGCGTTCCGCGACATCCAGAACGACCCGGTGATGCAGAACGCGAACCGTGACGCTCGTCCGCGTGAAGGCAAGGGCATGGACGAAAACCCGATGTGGACTGGCGGCTCGCTGGTCTGGGACGGCGTGATCATCCGCGAAATCCCGGAACTGCCTTACATCCCGGGCGCCGGTTCCGGCGGCATTCAGGTCGGCGCGAACTTCCTATGCGGCGCGCAAGCACTCGGCATTGCGTGGGCCCAGCGCACGAAGTCGACCACGAACGTGCGCGACTACGGCTACCGCAATGGCGTCGGCGTTCAGGAAATTCGCGGCGTGCAAAAGCTGCTGTTCGGCAAGGGCACGAACGACACGGACAACCTGATCCAACACGGCGTTCTGACGGTCTACGCACCGGCTGTCGGCGACGCATAACGCCTAGCGCCTGATCGGCTCCCTTCGGGGAGCCTTTCCGCAACCTCATTCTTTGGAGCAACACCATGCCCACCGCATACACCGCAGTTCAGACCGGGGCCGCAGATATGGTTCCCGGTGTTGGTGACGGTCACGCAGTCAAGGCGATCTGCGGCGTTTTCGCCCTGACCGCCGCTCTCGCTGCAGGCGACACCATCAGCACGCCCAACCTTCCCAACGGCGCGACTGTGCTGGACGTGATCCTGTCGACCTCGGATCTCGATACCAACGGCACGCCGACCATCACTTTTGACGTGGGTGATGCCGCTGTTGCCAACCGGTACATCGCTGCTTCGAACGTTGGCCAAGCCGGCGGCGTCGCACGCATGAACCAGCCTGCTGCTGCCCCCTTCACGCTCACTTCGAAGGGGCCGGTTGTGGCGAAGGTCAACGCTGGGCCCGCCACTGGTGCCACGACTGGCACGGTCGCCGTCACGGTGATCTTCCTGCCGCCGTTCGCCTAAGCAGCGGCTAATCCATGGGCGGCGCGTTCCCGGCCGCCCAGACCTACCGGAGCAAGAGCATGGCGAAAGTGAAATACCTCGGCGATCCCGAGAACGAAGCGCGCACGTCGATCACGATTGGCGACGTGGAATGCCCGAAAGATGAGGTTGTCAAGATGTCAGACGATCTCGCCCGCAATCTGGTCGGCCATCCCCATTTCGAGGTGCAGGGCGTGCGCGCGCCGGCTCAGAGCGAAACGGCCGCAGCTGATCCCGACGAAGTGGGCGCTTTGAGTGCGCAACTGACGCAGGCCATGGCCACCATCGCCGACCTGCAATCGCAACTCGACGAGCGCGGCCAGATGCTGACGGCCGCAACGCAGCGTATCGCCGAGCTGGAAGCGCAATTGATGCCGCCGGCAGCCTGATATGGCAACCCAGACCGATCTCGCTAACCGCGTGCTCCAGAAGCTGCGCGTACTCGGCGCCGGCCAGACTGCAGCGCCGGAAGACATTGCCGTCGCCAAGCAGAAGCTGCGCGCCGCGCACGTGTCGTTCCGCAAGGACGAGCGCGTGCGCTGGCAGATCGGTCAGTTGCCGGAAGAAGCCGAAGAGCCCTACGTGATGATGGCCGCCTTCTTGGCCGCCAACGACTTCGGCAAGCAGGCAGACCCGACTTGGGTGCAGTTTGCCGAACGTGAAATCAACGCGATCGTGCGCACGCCGAAGGGTGGCGAGCCCGTGAAAGTGGAGTACTTCTGATGGATGTCACGCTCTCGGTCGCCCTGGATCAGACGCCGCAACGCCGCGACATCGAGGTGTGGGCCGGCGACGACTTCCAAGTCCTGCTGAACGTCTATGCGAAAGACACGGACGATGGATCGCTGCCGGTCGACCTGACCGGCAAGACGGTGACGCTCACGCTCGCCAATTACGTCTATCCATCGCTGACCGTGACCGCACCGGGTGCCGCGCAGACGGCACTCGTGTTCGTGCCCACCAACACCGCCAACGCGTTCGGCCGTATGCCCTACGTGATCTCGATGAAGGACAACGTGAGCGGCAAGGTGCAGACGCTTTGCCAAGGCGCGTTGATCGTGCGCAACCAGAACGTGGTCCCGGTGCTCGGCGGCAATGACTACGGTTGGGGCTACTGGCCGGCGGTGTATCCATGAAGAATCCATTTCTGACCGGCGCATACCAGGCGCGGAGCGTGATCGCGGCGAATCAGCGCTGCGTGAACCTCTACGCCGAGCAGAACCCGCAAGACTCAGAATTCCCGGTCACGTATTACCCGATGCCTGGCCTGATCACGCGCGCCACGGCGTCCGTGCGCGGCTTCCGGGGTCTGTACACAACGTCCAATGGCGAACTGTTCGCCGTCGTTGGCAAGAACGTGTATCTGATCAAGGCCGATTGGAGCCTAACGCTCATCGGTTCGATTGCCTCTGCCAGCGGGCCGGTGCGCATGCGCGATAACAGCATCGACCTCGTGATCGTCGATGGGAGCAGCGCCGGGTACACGGTCAATCTGACCTCGCACAACTTCGCGCAGATCAACGATTCCGCCTTCTACGGATCGAACAACGTGGCCGTCATAGACGACTTCATGTTGTTCAACCAGCCAGGCACGCGCTCCTTCTACGTGACCCTTGCATTGGCCGTCCAATTCGACCCGCTGGACATCGCAGCCAAGAACGGAGCACCAGACAAGACAGTCGCTGTGGAAGTCAACGGCCGCACGATCTGGGTGTTTGGCGAGCGCACCACGGAGCTTTGGTACAACGCGGGTACCGGCTCATTCACCTTCCAGCGTTACCCGAGTTCGTTCATCGAGCACGGATGCAAAGCGCCTTATTCGGTGGCGCGCGCGGATACGACGATCTTCTGGCTGGGCGGCGGCGAGATTGGCGAAGGCTTGGTGTTCCGTACCGAGCAGATGAGCGCCGTGATGATCTCCACGCCAGCGCTTACCGAAGAACTGCGCACCTATGCGCGCCTCGACGATGCGATCGGCTACACGTACCAGTCGGACGGGCACGTGTTCTACGTGCTCACCTTCCCGACCGCCGACAAGACCTGGATCTATGACCTGAAAACGCAGCAATGGAACGAGCGCCTTTGGGCTGATGCAGAGGGCTCATTCCATCGTCATCGCGTTTCCTGCGTCACGAAGTGGAACGGCAAGCTTCTCGGTGGTGACTGGGAAAACGGCAACCTATACGAAATCTCGCTGGATGCTTTCGACGACGCGGGATCTCCGCTGATCTGCATTCGCTCTGGCGCGTGCATTGGGAACGATGGCAATCGCGTGGCATATGACCGCGTGGCCGTCGATATGGAGATGGGTAAAGCCGGCGCGAATGACGTTGAGCCCATGGTGTCGCTGCGCTACTCCGACACCCGCGGCGAGACGTGGGGCAACGCGATGATCCGCAGCTTGGGCAAGCGCGGAGAGTACAAGCGCCGCGCCGAGTTCAATCGCCTTGGGAGCGACCAAGGACGCGGGCGCATCTTCGAACTTTCGTGGTCGCCCAGCGTGCGCACGGCGCTGAATGGCGTCTATATCCGTGCCGAAGGTGGAGAGTGATGGCAGTCGATAACTCCTACCCCTTCCCGCCGCCGAGCATGCCCATGGCGATGCCGGACGGCACGCCAACGCGCATGTGGTACGAGCTGCTTCTGCGACTTTTTGATCGCACGGGTGGCGCTGTGCCGCCTTCCGACGTGTCGGACCTGATTGACAAGATCGTCGCGCTACAGGCGCAGGCCGATTTCCAATCTGTGCAGATGAGCGATCCCGCTGTGCAGGATCTGCAGCGCTCGATGCAGGAGTTGATCGCGCAGATTCCCCCGGCGCCGAACCTGAGCGAAATCTTGCTGCGCCTTGATGCGATGGAGCGCGGCGCCCGTGACTCAGGAGAGCCCCAGGCAACCTCTCGGCGCGCAGAAGAGATTGAGGGGATGCTCGCGGAAATTCGCCCGGCGCAGACCGTCTTAGAGCAATGGAACGCGCCAACCCTTCAAAACTCGTGGGTGAACTTCGGCGGTTCTCTTAATCCGGCTGGCTATTGGAAAGACCCGCACAACGTCGTGCACCTGCGTGGCGTTCTTATGTCCGGCACCGTCAACGCGACGATGTTCCTGCTGCCTGTTGGCTACCGGCCGGCCAACGAAGAACTTTTCTCTGTCGTCAGCAATAACGCCTTTGGACGCCTGGATGTCCGGGCGGCCGGCGATGTCGTGCTCGTCACGGGCAGCAACAGCTTCGCCAGCCTGGACGGGATCACCTTCCGCGCGGCTACCTAAGGGGGAACCATGTCGATCACCTATTCGAAACTCTTTCAGCCTACGCAGCTCGGTACGTCGCTGGCCACGCTCTTCACGATTGTCACGACGAATGCGCCACAAACGCTGCTGCGAGGCGGTCGCGTGCGCCTGACAAACACGTCGTCGGTCGCAGTTTCGGCGGAGTTGGACGCGGTGCCCAACGGCGGCACTGCTGGCGTCGCTAATCAACTGGTTCCCACCAACTACACGGTGCCGGCGAATGGCTGGATCGATGTCGATCTGCCAGTGATGGGCGTGGGCGATTTCCTGCAAGGCAAAGCCGGCACCGCCAACGTCATCACGGTGCACTTCATGGCTGGGGGCCTCTTCTCGTGAAGACCATGCAGAGCGTCGTGCCGGCAGTTTCTTTCGGCGGTCGCAAAAAGGCGATGCGCGAAAAGGTGCTGCGCCTTGAGGAAGCCGTCAACGAACAGCCGCAGGTCGATTGCCCGGTGCGCCATTACTTCGCGCCAGGCCTGTACGCGCGCGAGATTCGCATCCCCAAGGGAACCGTGCTCGTGGGAGCCATCCACAAGCGCCAAAACCTCGCTGTGCTGTCCGCCGGCCGCCTGCAGCTTGTGACGGATAGCGGAACAGTCGAAATCTCGGCGCCGCACACGCTCACCGTGTCGCCGGGACAGAAAAACGCCGCGCTCGCACTCGAAGACGCCGTGTGGACGAACTTCTTTGCGACTGACGAAACGGACCCCGACAAGCTCGTTGAACTTCTGACGGAATCGAAGGCAAGCGAGCTGCTTGGCGGCCCAGATAACAAGCAGTTGATTCGCAACCGGCTCAAGGGGTAAATCATGGCTTTCGGACTTTCTGGCGCAGCCATTGGCGGTATCGCGGCCGGCGTTGGCGCCATCGGTGGCGCCATGATCAGCTCAAACGGCGCGCAAGACGCCGCAGATACCCAGGCAGGCGCGTCTCGGTATGTTGCCGACCTGCAGAACAACCAGTGGACGCAGACGCAGCAGAACCTAAAACCGTTTCTTGACCTCGGCACCAACGCCATCAATCCCTTGCTGCGCGCGATGGGTTTCGATTCCAACTGGAACACGGATCCAAGCAACATCCTGAATCAGACGTTCACCGCGCCCACGCTTGCTCAAGCGCAGCAGACGCCTGGCTACCAGTTCACCCTCCAGCAAGGGCTGAAAGCGGTCCAAAACAGCGCATCAGCGAAGGGCCTGGGTGCTTCGGGCGCAGCGATGCGCGGCGCCGCTGACTACTCAACTGGGCTGGCCGACAACACCTACAACGATGTCTATAGCCGGGCCCTGAACACCTTCAACACGAACTATGGTTCGGCAGCCAACCGCGTGAATCGTCTGTGGAGCTTGGTGGGCAGCGGACAGAACGCGGCAGCGACCGCCGGCAGCCTCGGAGCCTCGACCATGAACAGCATCGGGGACACGCTCATGGGCGGCGCAAATGCTGCGGCAGCCGGCCGCGTCGGGTCTTCAAATGCAGTCGCCGGCGGTCTGAACAGCCTCGGTGGCATCGCGCTGATGGGCGGTTATATGCCAAACGGTGGCATGTATGGCTCGGGCTCTACAGGCTCTTCCGGCTCAAATTTCACGGGTTCCAATCCGTTCGGCGCAAGCGGCTCGTACTACGGGCCGAACCCCACCTATTGAGGTAAGCGATGCCGCTCGATTACTCCATCCCCCTCAAGGTCGCAACGCCGACGAATCCGCTGATGCAGGTTGCGCAAGCCGCGCAGCTTGGCGGGTCGTTGCTTCAGCAGCAGGCTCTTGGCCAGCAGATCAACGCCAACATGGCCGCGTCGCAGGCCTTCAAGGATTCGACCGATCCGACAACTGGCCAAGTCGATTACGGCAAGCTGTCTGCGAATCTGGCGCAAGGCCCGGGCGCGTACAACCTGCCGCAGATCATGGGCCAGGCGCTTGACCAGCAGAAAAAGCAGTTCGACTTCAATGCCGCGAAGTTGGATTCGGTGCGGCAGACATACGGCGGCCTGCTACTCGACAAGGACATCACGCCGGCCAAGGTCTATGACGCCATCGGCGGCCTCGTGCAAAGCGGTGTGGTGCCGATGGACATGGCTCGCGCACGGCTTGCGACGATGCCGACCGATCCGCAAGGTTTGCGCTCTTGGCTGGTGACGCAGGCCGGTGCAGCCGATAAGGCCGCGCAGATGATCGCGAACATCAAGCCGAATACGCAGGTGATCAACAACGGCGCCGGCAATTCGATTGTCTCGCTTGACCCGATGACCGGACAGCCGACCGGCAGCAGCACCTTCATCCCAAGCACGCTCACGCCGGCAGAGGCTGCGGCGCGCGTGCCCACCTTCCAGAACGGGCAGCCGGGCAGCGTGCCGATGGGCTCGCTGGTGCCGGGTACGCCTGGCTATGGCGGTGGTGGGGGTGCCATGGGCGGCGCGATGCCTGGCGCTGTCGCGGGAACTGCCGGTGGCGCCGGTGGCGCGCCGGGCGCGTTCCTTCCCACCGGCCCGAAGCTTGGCCAAGAGGCTGCATCCGCTGAGACCGGCCAGCTCGACGCCAAAGCGGCCGATGCTGCGTACACGGAAGCCCAAGGCGCACCAACGCGCATCTTGCAGCTGCAAACTGGTCTGCAAGCCCTGCAAAACATCACCACGGGCCCGAATCAGGATCGCTGGAACCAGTTCAAGACCATCGTCGGCAATATGCCTGGCATAGGCGGCATGGTCGACATGAACAAGGTCCGCGACTTCGACGAGTTCCACAAGGTGATGACCGCCTACGCCACCAATCAGATGGCATCGATGGGCAACGGATCGGACTCGAAGCTGGCGGCAGCCGTCAGCGGCAACCCGAACGACAAGATCTCGAACCTTGCCAACGACCAGATCCTGCGCATGACGATCGGTCTGGAGGGTTACAAAGCGGCCATGACGCAGGCGTTTCAACAGTCTGGCGCTGCGCCCGGCAGCTTCCGCGACTTTCAAACGCGCTGGAATGCGCAAGTCGACCCGCGCGCGTTCGTCGCGTCGCAAATGAGCGATGCTGATCTGCAGCGCATGTATAGCCGCATGTCGTCGGCCGAGCAGAGCAAGTTCAACGCTACCTGGGCGCTAGCCGAGAAGAACGGTTGGCTTACGCCGCAGACGCAGGCAGGAGCGCACTGATGGCCGACCCGCGCGCCTTCATCGCCCAGAACGCCCCGCTTGCGCAGCAGGTTGGGCAGGCGCTGGGCGTCGATCCGGCAAACGTGCTCGGGCAATGGGGCCTAGAAACGGGCTGGGGCCGCTCAGTAATTCCGGGCACGAACAACCTGGGAAACATCAAGGACTTGTCGGGCGGTGGCGTGGCCGCCGTCGACAACCAGACCGGCAGCACGGATCGCTATCGCGCATACGCGACGCCGCAGGATTTCGCTAGCGGATATGCAGACCTGCTGAGTCGGCGCTTCCCTGGTGTGATGGGGACGGGTTCTGACCTATCGGCATTCACCGCCGGCCTGCGTCCGGGGCAAAAAGGCGGCTACGCAGAAGACCCGGCCTACGGGAACAAACTCGCGGGCGCGGTGGCGCTCGTTCGACGCATGGGGGACGCCGTGGCAAGTGCTGACTCTGGAAACACTCAGGGGGCGCCGATGCCGCCATCGTTGGCCGCGCGCCTCGGTATCCCGGATGGGACACAACAAGCGCCGGTTGCCGCTTCTGCACCTGCTCCCATTGTTGATGCCGCTGCTGCAGGGATGCCGGCGTCCCTCGCTGCACGCCTGCAAGGCGTTCAGACAGCCGCGACGCAGCAACCGCCTCAGGCGGCGCAAACAACGCAACCGACGGCCGTCTCGCAAGCCCCAGCGGCATCGCCAGCGGTGTCCCAGCAGGATCAACCCGGGTTCCTTGACCAGCTAGGCCGGCAGATCGGCCTGACGGCTCGCGCCGCTGGGCATGGCGTGGCCGATGCAGTGAGCATCGTTGGCAATCCCCTCAATGCTCTGGTCAACATGGCGACAGGCGCGCAACTGCAAGATCCAGGTGCAGTATTGCGGCGCGGGGTTGATGCCGTTACGCCCACGCCGAACAAAGGCACCGAATCCATCGTGAATGACGTTGCGGGCGCGATGGCCAACCCAGCAAACCTCGTAGCCGGCCCGATTGCCAACGGCGCGGTCAAGGTGGGAGGCGTCGCCGGAAAGGTGCTCTCTCCTCTGCTCGAAACCGCCATCGGCCGCAATGCGCTGGCCGGTGCGGTCACTACCAACCTGCAGCCGACCGACAGCAATACGACGCTTTCCGACATTGGAGCGCGCACGGCCATGGGCGCACTCGGCGGTGTTGCCGGCGGCGCTGTTGGTTCAGCGCTGGGTAAGGTGGGAGACACACTGGCCACTGCCGCAAACCGCATCGTCGCGAACGTGAAGTCGATGCTGCCAGGTGGCCAAGCAGCGACCATGGCAAACGCGGATCAGGTGCTTGCTGCGGCTGCGCGTGATTCTGGCATTGATCTGGCTGCCATCCCGCAGTCGATTCTCAACGGCGTGCGCACGCAGGTAGCCGACGCGCTGGGATCTGGCCGAACGTTGGATGCGGCATCGGCACTGCGGAAGGCTGAAGGCGACGCAGTGCTGGGTGCAGGCAATGGCCTGACGCTGGGGCAAGCCACACGCGACGCGGCGCAGTTCACGGCAGAGAAGAACCTGCGCGGCGTGCAGGGCGCGGGCGAACCGCTCATGGAGCGCTTTGCCAACCAAAACACAGCGCTGGTCAACTCGCTGAATAAGGCCGGCGCAGAGAGTGCGCCGGGCCAGTTCCAAGCCGGTCAGGGGATGATCGACTCGCTGGCAGCACGTGACGCCGCAATGCGCAGCAACGTCGACCAGCTCTACACCCAAGCGCGCAATCTCAACGGCGGCGACATCCCGCTCAACGGGCGCCAGTTTGCCGACACAGCGCTAGGTCAGCTCGACCAGGGCATGGCGCACGCCTTCCTGCCCGAGTACTACCGGGGCATCCTGAACAAGATTTCAACGGGCGAAATGCCGCTGACGGTGGGCGTCGGCGAGCAATTGAAGACGCTGCTCGGCAATGACATCCGAGCGTCGAGCAACGGGAACGAGCGCTTTGCGCTGGGCGCGCTGCGCAGTGCGCTGGATCAGGCGCAGCCACTGAATAGTGCCGCCGCTGGTGGAAATCAGATGGTGACGGCCGCGCAAGCTGCCGCACGCGGCCCGTCGGGCTCAGGTGACGCCGCGATGTCGGCGTTCAATCAGGCTCGCCAAGCAGCCGCCGAACGCTTCGGCACGATCGACAACAACCCTGCGCTCAAAGCGGTGGTGAACGGCGATGCAGTGCCCGACAACTTCTTCAAGCGCTATGTGCTCAACGGCAACGTGGGGGATGTCAATTCGTTGATGAGCCTCGTGCCAGACCAGGGCAACGCGCTGCGCTCGCAGGTGGTCGATTACCTGAAGCAGAAAGCGCTCAACGGCGCATCGGATGAGATCGGAACGTTCAGTCAGTCGGCCTTCAATAAGGCTCTGAACTCTCTCGGTGACGCAAAGCTGAATGCCCTGTTTGCGCCTGAGCAGGTTGCTCAGTTGAAGCAGATCGGGCGCGTGGCAGCGAACGTGCAGGCGCAGCCGGCTGGTTCGGCGGTCAACAACTCGAACACGGGTGCGGCCGTCATGAATCTACTTTCGCAGATGGCTGGAAAGGTCGGCGGCCTTCCTGGCATCAACATCGCCCGCAATTCGATCACACAGTTCCTCAACGAACGTGCGGCGAATCAGGCGCTTGCCGGCCAGATCCAGAGCGCGCCGAGCGCCCAATCGTTCAGTTCGGTCAATCAGCTTTTGCCGCTCCTTCCGGGGATCGGTGGGGCGGCTATACCAGGCCGCGCCCAGCCGCAGCAGTAGCGTGAATAGCCCAGAAGCGACCAGAGAAACCACGAATTTGCTCATGTCAATGCAATCGGCTTTGTGATACGGAGAATATAGATCATGCCAATGGTTCCGAAGGGGAAAGTCCAGTTCGTCGATGCCAATGGGCGCCCCCTGTCGGGCGGCACTGTTGATTTCTATGTGGTCAACACGACCACGCGCAAGGACACGTTTTCCGATCAGGCATTGTCGGTGCCGAATGCCAATCCCATTGTTCTCGACGCACGTGGCGAGGCGGTCATCTGGGGTACTGGATCATACCGGCAAGTTCTCAAGGACTCGACGGGCAGCCTGATTTGGGATCAAACCGTCGATTCGAGCGTGGGGGGCGCTGATCTTAGCTCGCAAAGCGGCGCCGGCGGCGCGGCCATGATCGGCTTCGATGGCGGCACGCTCGCTTCCTTCCTCCTTTCCAAAAACAACCGCGTCGTCGATTCCTTTGCGACGTTGCGTACGATCTCGAAAACGCTCTATACGCGCGCCTTCGTTGACGGTTCCACGAAATCTGGGTTCGGCTTTTACTGGTGCGATCTCAGCGATACCACGACTGCAGATGATGGTTGGCGCACGATTGTGGCTGCTGACGGCGCACGGTGGAAGCGCGCCGAGGGTGCATTGTTCGATATAACGCTGCTTGGCGTGACGGCTGGTGTATCGGCGAGCCAGAGCGCTGCGATTGCAGCAGCACAAGCAATATGTGCCATTGCCGGGAAAATTCCCTATCTTCCTGCCGGCACATACACCGGCAGTGTGGCAATCCGAACCAGTAATTCTGGCCTTATCGGCGAAGGGGCATCTGTCACCAAGATTGTTCTTCCTGCGACGACATACAGCATTTCGTCGTTCAGCATGGCAGGCCAGGTCGCCACCGTCACCACGTCAACACCGAGCGGCGTATTTGTCGGCCAAGGCATTAGCATCAAGGGCACGTCCGCGAGCGCATACAACGTCGGCTATATCGTCACGGCCGTGCTGAGCAGCACGCAGTTCCAGTGCAAGTCGCTCAATTACACCTTCACCGATGGAACTGCAACCGGCGGCAACGTCAGCGAGGGGAATGTCTGTGATGTTGGCCAACTAGCCTACGGCAACGCTTCTACGGCGATTGCGGGCATCGTGGTGCGCGGCATTACCTTCGACGGTAACCGCTCCAACCGCACGACACCTCCAGACGATCTGACGGATTGGGGTATCGCGCTCACGAACACCAAGAACTATCACATCAGCGATGTGCGCGGCGTCAACTGCTGGCAGGGCGGTTTCGGCGCGTTCATCAACTCCAACTATGGCTATGTGCAAGCCTACGTTGAGAACTGCGGTTTCTCTGCCCAGAATCCTGCTGGCTTCGACATCAACAGCAGCAGCTACAACGAGTTCCACTGCACATCCAGCCGCTGCAACTACGGCGCGCGCGTTCTCGACAATTGCGTTGGAAACGTCGGCACTTTTGTCATCGACACCCCCACACAGACCGGTTTCGTCTACGGAAACCAGAACGTCAACTATTCGAGCGCCAACAACTTCCGCATCACCGTTATCAACGGGTGCTCGATTGCCGGTGTGCAGATCACAGCGAAGTGCTATTCGTCTGAGCTTGACGTGACCGCTCAGGGCACAACCGGCCCGGCAGTGCATGAAGTTCAGGCCCTCGGCGCAAATGCATCAGAGGGGAACACGTACCGCGTGAATAGCAAGAATTGCGGTGCGCAATCGGTGCTGATCGGCGGCAACAACGGCAAGTGGTTCGTCAATAGCTGGCAGGACGGCCGATCGGGCGCAGCTGGCGCATCGTTCGCCATCGATGTCTATGGCAACCGAAACCAGATCGATGCCGTAGTCGAGGATTCGTCAACGCCTCAAGTGCGCGGTATCGCGTTCCGCTCCGGGGCGGTCAGCAATGACGTTTTGAAGTTCACGCACAACACGCTTGTGCAGGAAATTTCGGATGCGTCGGGCGGCTACAACTTCTATGAAGAATCCGGGTGGACGACGCCATCTTTCGGCGCCGGCTGGAGCAACACCTACGGCGCTCCGTTCAACACGATCGGCTATCGGAAACTCGGTAAGCATGTACGCCTCAAGGGCACTGTGACGGGTGGCACTGGGACCATCTTCACGCTGCCCACCGGATATGCGCCCATTACCGGCACGTACCTTTTCCCCACCGTTTCCAACGGTGCTGTCGCTGTGGTCGCGATCAACACCGCCGGCGTCGTTTCGCTCCAGTCAGGCTCGGCCGCCTCGGTGAACTTGGATCACATCAGCATTCCGATCGATGCTTGACGAGGAAGCCTATGGAACCACAGACCTCACCGAGCGCTGGGCGCCGCTTGCTGGACATGACCATCAACGTGCAGTCGCTGGTCATGGCGTTGATAGGCGGAATCGTAGCGGTTTCTGCGGCCTACTTCGCAGTGATCTCTCGCGTTGATCGACTTGAGGCGCGCGAACAGAACCAAGACGATCGCATGACGCGGATCGAGCAGACACAGGTTCAGCAGAAAAGCGAAACGACGCAGCAGCTGCGAGACATAAGCAGCGACCTGAAAGACGTTCGCAACCTGCTTATGAGCAATGCCGCGTCGGCGCGGCCCGAGATCAAGAGGTGGGCACGATGAGCATTCGCAGCTTCTTTGTCGACGATGTGCGCGACGTGTGGCGCCGATGGTCATTCCGCAGCGGTGCAGTGACGGTGATCCTGCTGGCGGCGGTGCCGGTGGTAGACGAACACTGGCCGGACCTGGCGCCCGTTGTCGTCTCGCTGTTCCCTAAGCACGGCCAGCAGCTTGCTCCGATCGCCGGTGTGCTGATCGCCATTGCCGCGCAGTGCATCCGGCAGGCGGCGGTACTTGAGGCCATCAAGCGGTTCTTCCGTAAGCCGGACGATATGCAGGAGCCGAAGACATGACGCCGGCCGACGCGCTCACCAACGCCATCAATCCGGCGCTTGCGCTGTTGCCTCCGAGCATGACGAGCGATCAGGCGCGCGTGATGCTGCTGTCGATCGGCTTGCAGGAATCGCACCTCACGTATCGACGCCAACAGCCTGCGGGCCCAGCTCGCGGACTTTGGCAGAACGAGCAAGGTACGCCGGCAACGCGCGGCGGCGTATGGGGCCTTTTTCTGTTCCCTGGCACGCGCACGCAGCTGCAGGCGCTGTGCGCATCGCGCGACGTCGCCCACGACCCAGTGGCCATCTATAGCGCTCTGGAAACGGACGACGTTCTGGCCGCTGGTGCTGCGCGTCTGTTGCTCTGGACCGATCCCAAGCCGCTGCCGTCCATTGATGATCCCATTGGCTCATGGGCGCTGTATCAGCGCGTATGGCGCCCGGGGAAGCCGCGCCCAGCCGAATGGGGCGTCAACCACACGCAAGCACAGGGGGCTGTATGACGATCGATCTGCTGACGAAGATTGGCCCGTGGATCTTGGCCGCGCTGGCCGTTGTGTTCGGCATGTTCCGGCACCAGCAGGCGAAGACAGCATCGGCCAAGGCGGACCAGGCGACCGCAGAGGCTCAGGCGAAGGTATCGGCTGTGGAATCGGCTACAGCCAAGGCGAACGAGCAAGCGGCCCAGGCCGGCGCCGCTGCTGTAAAGGAGCGCGAAAATGTGGAAAACGACATTGCTGCTGGCAAACCTGGCGATGCTGCTCAGCAGCTGCGCAACGACTGGTCAAGGGACTGAGCCCGAGCCGCGCATCGTCACGCGCACGGTTGATACGGCGTGTGACTGGACGAAACCAATCTACGTTTCCAAGGCGGACGTGCTTTCGGATGAGACGGCAGCCGCTATCCTGGCGCACAACAAGGCAGGCGCGAAGGTGTGCGGCTGGAAGCCTAAGACGAAGTGA